TTGGTTGAGGAATTAGTTGACCTTGCGTATCCCATAGATTATTGTTGTTTGGTGATCTTATAGCAATACTTGCTAATGGTAGACTACGTTCTTGCGCAAATCTTTGGGCTGCTTGCGTTGCTGCGTAAAAACTTTGTGCTTGTGTTGTTAATAATTCTGTGCCATCGCTACGGTTTACAACAACATAGGTTGCTGCACCACCACTGGGCAATTGTAATGCTTGTGTACCCGCACCAGGTATTGGTCTATTTGTATCATCACTTGCAAGGGATAAAAACCAATCACTATCACGATAACCATATTCACGTGCCATACGTGTAGCAATATCACGTGCTTGCTCATTATCTGGCGCACGAAACTGTGATACAGCCTGTTGTGTGTTTGCTCTGCGGATAACATACATTGGTTGTATGGATGGTGTTGATGGGGATACAGTGTTGTGTATTGGCTCACGTGTTAGAATATCACTTACTTCACCGTCACGAGTATCTTTTAACGCTACTAGGTCAAATGAACGACCACTTGCTCGCACTTTACGTGTGGCAATATCATATACATCACTATAAGTTAGTCTTGGTGATACTACGAATGATTCTAATTCTTCGCCAGTTACACGACTAATAATTTGGAATGTAATGCCAGCCATACCTGTATAATCAACATACGGTGTATCATCGCCCTGTTGTTTAGCATACGGATCATTTGGTTTTTCTGCTTTTGCTTTCTTTGCAAAATCACGCTTGCTTTGCGCTGTTTTAACAAAACTTATAAGTGCAGAACGAGGCATATTACCTGTTGCAAATTGTGTGAAATACTTGATAGTATCAGTTTCATCTTTCTTATCAGCAGTAAGTAGCTTTGAAAATTTCTTTTGATACTCTTTGCGTTCTGCTTCTGGGTCAAGAGCAATGTTCATTGCATATACAACACGAAGCAGCGTATTCACTACTTCATCAGTATCCATATCAAGCCAGTTGCCGCCTGGAGAACGGAACTCTACACGATTATCTTTTGTATTGATACTTGTAAACTTGTTAGTATAACCGCTATGAATAAGTTTGGATGCTACTAGGTTTAAATTCTGACGCATCGCATCAACGGCTTTATTAGCCTTTTCTGGATTTTGTTTAATGAATGAAGCAATCTGTTCAAATGCACTGCGAGCATAAGAGTTGCCAAGACGACCAAACTTTTCAAGAATATACTTGTCGCCTAAAAATAACGCAAGTTTAACATAATCAAGTTTATCTAACTTATAACCTAGTATAGAGATGTTCATATGCAGACCAGTTTTATCATTGGTATAAGCATTGCCATCTTTTGCCCACGCCTTGACCTTATTGATTTGGTCAATCATTGTTGGAATATCTAGCGGTGGTGATACAAACTCTAAACCTTCGCCACCTTTACCACGAGTGGGTTGTAAGCTGCTATCTGGTTCAATAACATAAGCATCATTTGGCTTTGTAATACCGTGATAAGAGCCGCTCTTGATAGTCTTCATACCAACAGCACGGCGGAAATCACCTACATCAACAGTAGAGCGAGTTCTGCGGTCATAATAATCAGGTTCAGTCCAAACTGGCCAAGATAGCCCAAGACTGCTATCACTTGCCAAATTACTCATATATTGACCACCATAGTTGTCTTCTAAAAATTGTTCAAGATAATCATCTATGTTATCATCATCTTCAAGATTATCTACCCAAGTTTGGAAATATCGTGATTTAAACTCTTCATATGGATCAATCGTATCAATTTCTTTAAATAACTCTGCTTGATTAGCATAATCACGACCATAGCGTTGGTCAATAAAATCTTGAATACGGGCGCTAGTATAATTATCCCATAGCGGACCTTCAATATAATCACTCCACGCTTCACGCATCAAATCAATCGCACGGTTTACATCACGGCGACTATTGTGATCACCATTAAAGAACTGCATAACATCTTGTGCTAGTGCGTTGAAACTTGCGGTAGAGATACGCTCATCTTGGTCATAGTCTGGTTCGGATTCAAAGTCCTCATATGGATCATAATCATCATCTTCCTCTTCTTCAAGATTAGTGACGATAAGTTCAAATTCAAGACCTGCCTTGGCATTGGGAATCTTTGCCACTGCCGCACGAAGGGCTGACGGACTCATATTCACTTCATTTAGGATTTCTTCAAGTATCAGGTCTTTGTCGCTCATTTATATATTTACCGTTTTTAAAGTTTGCGTTGTTTATTCAGATACTGTACTTTTGCGCCATTTTCATCTGGTTCAACCTCACGGTCCCACGGAAATGTAGCTACTTGACGGTCAGGATAATCATTGCCGCCACCAACAGTTCCTATGATAGAACCAGCGTGTTCATTTTGTTGCGGTCCAAATTTCTTTATAAACTTTGCTTTGTCTTTTGGCATTTCGTAGTCTAATGAAATTTGGTTATCAATTCTGCCTCGCTCATCAACTATTATATCAACTGCAATATGCTTAAATCCAAGTGCAGTTTGTGCATATACACGATACATCTTTTTAAGGTCAGGCAAGAAACCTTGAACAAAAAACGAAACGGTTGCTTTTGCAAAACGCACATATCCAAGTTTAAATGCTTCTTCATATCCATCAATGTCTTTACTATAAAGCCATCCCAGATGTTCTTCCTTCGTAACATATTCAACTTTGCGATTAGGCAAAATCCAACCGTGTGTTTCATTTGGATCAAGTGCTTCTTCAACACTTTCTTTTTTAGCACTATCGGCACGAATATTAGCAATTGCTCGTTGTGCATCATTGTCGCTTTTAAGTGGCTGTTGTGCTTCTGCATCCCACTTCTTATGTAAGAATGTTAGCAAACCTTTTACATCATTAGCACCAATCTTGCGCATAGCAGCGATAATTTTAGTTACTGCTTCATAGCCACTGTTGCCTGGCTTACGAGCATTGGTAATTTCATTACGCAGCCCAAGGTCATCAGCAAACTGACCACCGCTCCAATAGGTTAAACTATAACGCAGTTTATTTGCTTCTTTGGATAACTCACTGCGTTTCTTCTTAAAGATAAGTTCTAACCAAGGAGCAAGATATTTCTTACCATTAAAGGTGCTTATATAACCAGTCTTCTTTTGACCACGAATTAAATCTTGGGCTTTGCTTACTGGTATTGCTCGCTTGGTGTCCTGTAATTTCCACGCATTTTCATCACTGTAAAGATAGGTTGGTAATCCACGCTTCTTTGCTACAATCATCAACTGGCGAGTAGTTGGACTTGCAAACTCACCTGCTTCTTTAAGTAAGATATGAACTGCTGTAATCGCATCTGCTGGTATAGTTGGCTCACGTGAGAATACACGGTCTTCGCTTTCGCTGTGCTTTTGCTTATCAAATCCTGCCCAATAGTCAATTGCTTTAACTGGATAGCGACGATTGAACCAATTGCCATCAAGGTTGAACATAACAGCAGTGCCGCCAGTAAACTCGTGATATCCACCTACTTTGCTGCGTGTTGTGGATAAGAAATAGTTATAACCACGTGGTGCATATTGGTCTTCTACACTACCAGTAGAAATGCTCAACATAAACTCATTGTTTTTAAGAATGTTTAATGCTGCACCCACACTGCCTGTATAATGGAACAACACTGGTGATGCTGCTTCGTCAAGTTGTGATTCTGATACTAATTCATTCTTTGTGATAGATTTCATAATCGGAAGATAGCGTGGTTGAACCTTCACCATATCTTCACGATGTATGTCAAGATGACCTTTGCGAATAAGTTCTGCGTGATACATAAAATCACCAAAACCATCGTCTTCGTGTGGAATATGTTCATTAGCATAATCTTCGAGACGTTGTGCTATTGCTAACATATTGCTATTTGGTTCAATAGTTTCATCTAAATCTTTACGATGACTACGCTTGTAATATGAACACCAACCATTTGCCGCAATCTTGCCACTAACAGCCGAACAACCATGCGGAGGACGCCACATAGTGCAGTAATCACAACGCTGACCATTGCGAGGCATTGCCTGATACTTGGCTTCGGCTTTGGTTGATTTTTCTGCGGCTTCATCTAAATTTTCATTTGCCAAGTCAGGAGCAACCATATAACTGTTCTTAGAACCTGGCGGAAACTCAAAACGATTAGCACCTTGATCACGGGCAGCAGCACGAGCCTTCTTAAACTGCAGAGTCCACCAACGACGATTAGTATAATCCTTATTACCCATATAGGCTTTTGGATCAGTAATGCGCAACTCTGCCCATTGGTCAGGAGTTAGGTCTTCATCTAATTCATATTTTGGCAAACCATATAAATCAAGGTCTGTGCCGTGGGCAGAGCCGTAATAGGTATCATCCTTATTGGGTTCATATGGTTTGCGACCACGTTTGACTAGTTTAGGATTATCACCCCAATCGCCACCAATGCCTGGTGCTTCGGTAACGATACCCATTGCCTTCAACATAGCACGAGCAACTACACGGTCTTTTTCTTTTTCTACTTCTGGCAACTGTGCATAAGTTTGTTGGGCAAGAGCATAACGCTTCTTTTTCTTATCGGGAATGGTTGGCGTATCTAGCTGCAACTTGCCCATATAATCAGCCATAGCAGTTTTATTCCAACCATCGTGGATAGCGTTGGCAATGGCTTCTACATCTGTAATGCCACTATCAATCATACGCTTTGCAGCAGTGGCACTTTCAATATTTGCCAACCAACCAAAGTTATTGTTAGGTGTAGATAACCCATAATGATAAGCGTCATCAAGTGCTTTATCACTTATGTGAGCAAGTTGTTCTACTGATAAACTTTCAGTGATGATACTTTCTTCAACACTTTCACCAAGTCCCATACCAATGCGAACTGCTTGCATAAGTGTCTTGCCATCTACTGTGATATTTGGTGGCACACGTGTAGCACGTTCAAATGCTTCTGGATCGCCGCTTTTGGCTGCTTCACGTGCATTTGTCGCGGAGGTTAATCGTGGGCTTTCCATAAAAGAAAGCGGCTCAAAATGATAGAAACCATGTGTTACTTGCTTGCCGTTGTATTGTTCCAATACTGGTCGCATACTTGCCATGTCGTCTTCGCCAGCCACAAAAGTGGCACTGCGGAAACCTTTGTCATAAAGATATGCGGCTGCTTGTAGGAATGTTTTGATTGATGGTTCTTCAACGAGATGTCCTTGTGTTTGTGGATAAAGTGCTTTAACCCATTTAACTTTTTGTTCATAGTTAAGTGGATTCTTTTTGGCATCTTGGCTTTTACTTAGAAATAACGCCCAACTGCCTTTTTTTGCTACACTTTGTAGGGTTTTAATAAGCCCTTCGTGACCAAAATGCGGCGGATTCATGCGCCCAAATGCAAATGCAACATGAGGATTTGGTGCTTCATTAAAGATAGTGCGGTGGCTTAGGGTCATTATACAATCCAGATAAAATATTTATCTGGTATGTCAATAGGTATTAATTTGGTGTCCAGCGATGACGAGGCACAAGTTTAATGTTAGGTTCGCCATAATTGACATAACCTTCTCCGCCCTTTTGTCCCTTGGTAGTTTGTTGTATATCGCCGCCTTCACTATCTAATTGATCAATGATTGCATTTTTAATATTGCGTAGGTTCTCAAGAACTGCAAATGTAGCAATAAACCCTTTTTGGTTTTGCGCAATCCAATCCTTTATCTTCTGCTGCATTGTTGCATTTTGTTTGCTACCGCTGCTTATCCAATTTGTAAATTCGCTTGCAAGATCACTTGTTCTGCCAACTCTTGCCATTTGATTATTAAAATTATAAAGCACACCCTTAAAGCTTGCCATTTTCATAGCAGCGAGGCGCTCATCGTTCAAGAAATTATCTATTGCGCTTTTATTTGCTGCAACATATTTTTGTAAATCTTGCAATTTCTTAGTGTCAATCTTAACAGGCTGCTGTGCATATCGCGGACCCAATACAATCAAGCCTTGTGACTTATTAAATGGTGTAAAATCATCAATAGGTTGTTGTTGGTCATCGCCCATGCCAAATTGTGGAAAGTATGCATGTCCTACGACTGCTGCAGTTGCTTTTGATATTCGTTGCCCAAGTTCTGTTGAAGCAGGTATGCTATATGTTACATTATTTGGTGTAAAAGTATATGCATTATTTTCTAGTGGTGGTCTGCGCATAAACAACAAATCACCATATACATAGCCACGAAAATCTTGTGGAGTTGCAGCTTCAAACAATGACCATAAACTTGCGTATTCGTTGGCAAACCGCATGCGTTCGTCTTCTTTGCCCGCTTCTACTTTACCAGTGCTCATGATAAAACGTACTAATTCTTGTGGGCTTTGGCTTTTACCGCTGCCATCTGGTTTTAGCCAACCATTGTGACCAACCATAATAAATTTACCATCTGGCTCACGTCCCCAATAGACTTGAGGTTTGCCATCCCATTTCCAACGCACGGTTTGTGGATTGCTTGCAATTTGGGCGAGTCGATTAATAGCTTTTTCAGCGCCCATGCTACCTTCAATGAGAACAAGGTCTTCTACGTGCTGAAAAGCACGACCAACTTTAGGCGCTTCGCTGATAATCTGATTAATGAACATCAAATATTTATAGGTTTTCTAGGAACCACATATATGTGGGCACACTAAAACCAAGACGCCACTCACCATTTAAACCAATTACATTAAACTTTTCTGGCAGTGGTTCATCTTCGTAAATTGGTTTGCCGCTTTTGGCACCAATTTGTTTATAAAATTTACCGTTGAAATATGCCAACCATTCTAATTCAATCTCGTCAAGTTCAATTTCTTTAAGATGTAATAGTTGATCAGAAATAATGTTACCACTATCATCTACTTCTGTATGTTTGGGTTTTTTATTAACAAGTCTGATTTTTAAAGTGTGGTCGCCTTCTGGTAAATCTCTGGAAAAAGCGATAGTTTTTACATTGCTATCGCTTTCTAATTCAGAAACTTCGCCTGATTCAACAATATCATCATTGATGAGTATTTCAAATTTAGGCGGATCATTATGCCATGAACTGCTTAATTGAACTTTAAATTCTACTGTTTCTAAATCATCAGACATTAAAGTATCCTTTATACCTTTTTATTTAATTTTAATTTAATAGGTTGTGGCGTGTTTGTTGGAGCGGCAGGTGCTGCTTGTGGCGCATCAAGATGATGTGGGCCACCATTTGAAGTTTGATTTGTTAGCACTTTCTTAAGTTCTTCAACATTGCCTTCATACTTGTGATAACCAGTATGGTCAAGTTTAATGCCTGTATCAGCAAATACCTTGCCGCCAGCCATACGCCATAGATAACAGAATGTCCAATCTTCACTCAGATAGTTGTCATCCTTATCAATCATTGTGTCAAACAAACCATACATAAGTGGCTCATATTGCGCACCAATACCAATATTATCGCGATATTTTAATTCTGGATGCAGAGCAATTAGTTGTTCGATAACCCCACGCTTGACCATCATGAATCCTGTTCCAAGTGTTGAAACTTCAACTAGGTCACCTAAAATAGCAGGATTAGGAACAGTGTTAATAACATAACGAATTGGAATACGCTTCATTGGATAAACGCCGCCAACAACATCCTGATTGGCAAGAAGCAAACGAATAATTGCTTCTGGATCAAATCCTAAATCAACGTCAATAAACATCAAGTGTGTTGCAGCTTGGTTAAACAAGAACTTTGCAACAAGGTTGTTTCGCCCACGAGTAATAAGACTTTCATTAACCATTGTATCAATTGAATAATTAAGTCCCATCTTGCCTGCAATAATACCAAACTTGATCATTGCAATAAAAGTTGCTTCATTACAAAGACCACCATACATTGGTAAGCAGAAATGAATATGTTGTTTGCGTAAAAAATCTAGTGCTTCTGGCGGTAAGCCAAACTCATTTTGTGGCTGCTGTGTAGTATCATTCATTGATTAATAATCTTTCCTTGGTTAATTGAGTATTATGTATTATATAGCACTCTATTAATGTTACCACCAGAAAAGTTTGTGATGTGCGCACGACACCAGACGAAATTGCCTGTGAAATTATAAAAAGTTGTGCCGCTTATTGGAGTTGTTCCATCTCCAATAGATGTTCCAGTAACATCAAACCAATCACTGTCTGTTGGATTTGTTAATAGTGTTGCTTGAAATTTTAATATGCCAACAAATCCACTTAAACTATATGTTACTGTGTGTAATCCATCTGTATAACCATAGTAGCCATTACCTTTAAATTGATTGCTGCTCCAAGTAGTACTCGTGCCATCATATGGCGGATAAACTTGTCCGTACTGTATTGAACTTAACACTACTTGTGGTAAACTAGCCATTATTATTCCGCTTTTTCAACTTCAACAATTATATTATTGCCAACTAATTCCTGAACAACACTTTCAATACTTTCAACAATATCATCACGTAGGATGTCTTGATTGTTTGAATTTTTGTCAGCAACAAGTTTGCTTACTTTGATAACTAATACTTCTTCGTAGATTTTAGCCATTGATATTCTCCAATGTATTTATTCTAGGCTTACGTCCGCGCTTTTTACCACCGCCACGTACCACACCATTAGGTTTAATATCATAAGCAAGACCAAGACGAGTAGGTTCCATGCCATCAATTTCATCAATCTTATCAATAGGCACACTAAACTTTCGCCCACTTCGATGTGAAGAAATGAACTTCATCGTGCCCTCATCACTAACAACTTTATCTACATTAAGAAATAATTGTTTCTCCATCGGCATGCCACCAAAGGCTGGTACAGGACAACGTGCTAGAATACGAGTCTTTGTATTCACGACACCACGATTAATAAGGGCTGTTGCTAATTCAATATTCATAATGTTACGCTTTCTCTTTCTTTACTAACTTATAGACTTTATTGATTCCATCTTGGAATAACATATACAGCAGCGGAATGTTGTCTGCACTTCTGCAAAATACACGGACTGAACCATAGTAATAACCTGTTTCAAGACCTGTACTGGTACGAACACACCAACGGTTTAATTCGTATGGCATAAACAAATCATCGCTATTATCAGTTACAAATTTATGTAATTCAAGCAAGTTATCTCGTTGTGTTTTTCTGCCACCATAACCGCCGCTTTGCCATCCCCAATACGTGTCGAAATCAACCTGATAAGGAACATTAGGATTATACTTCAATTCACTTACAAGTTTAACATCAACCGCGATATTGTCAAGATTATTCATTTCAGCAATATACTGATTATTGCTTGTGGTAAATCCCTTGACTGATGCAAGCAATGATGGATCATCAAGAATTGCGTCAAGTGCTGTGGTACTATTGGTAAAGAAACGCAAATATGATTCTTTACGAAGCCGACAATCTGGATCAAGATTTTTCAAAGTCTTTCGCATATTTTCACGAATATCCCAATCTCTTGGAACTGCTAATTCTACACGAAAGTGATACTTGCCATACCATAGTTTATTTTCAGTGCCAATATACCACTTAAACAAGTGGTCTTTAAACCGATCACGGTATTCAATTAAGGTTAGTTCCGTTATCTCTGTCATCTTGCGCTACCAATTCTAACTTATCATCAATTAAGTCTACCTTAATAATAGCATGATTTGCTGTCTTGTCAAACAGTATTTTCTTTGCTAACGGAACTTTGATATGTTCATGAATTGTACGATGCATTGGTCGTGCGCCAAGACTTGGAGTATAGCCTTTTTTACACAGCCAATCCCATGCAGCATCAGTGAGTGATACGGATGTATTCTTTAATAATAATTGTTCATTTAGATCACGAATAAACTTTTCTGCAACCTTGCGAATTGTAACGTTATCAAGTTTGTTGAATGTAACAATCGCATCTACACGATTGCGGAACTCTGGACGGAAGAATTCTTTAACAGCAGCATCAACTGCATCCACATTTGTTCCACCGCCAAATCCAATAACATTGCGTTCGCTATCAGCAGCACCCAAATTACTTGTCATGATAAGGATAGATTGGCGGCAATCAGCACGTTTGCCATTGGTACCAGTAATGAAACCTTCGTCCATAACTTGCAGCAACACCTGTGATACATCAGGATGTGCTTTTTCAATCTCGTCAAAAAGAATAATACAATGTGGATTCTTGGCAATCTCACTAATCAACAAACCACCAGCAAGGTTAGCATCTTCATAACCAACATAGCCTGGTGGCGCACCAATAAGGCGTGAGATAGAATGACGCTCTTGATATTCACTCATATCAAAGCGCAGTAACTTCATGCTCAACCGATCAGCTAATTGTTTAGCAAGTTCGGTTTTACCTGTTCCAGTGGGTCCAAGGAACAGGAATGAACCAACTGGTTTGTTATCAGCTTTTAATCCTGCTTGGGATACCCATACACGATCAAGAACCTTATCGACGGCTGTATCTTGATTATATACAACTGCTTTGATTTCAGCGCCGATGTTGGGCATAATCTTTTGTGTATTTTCTGCGCCCAATTGTGATTCAGGAATTTTAGTAATACGACTTAATTCACGACGAATATGATTAACGTCAATTGTACGAGAGCCACGTGACTGTGTGCGGCGAAGAGCAGCGGCACTATCTATTAGATCAATAGCTTTATCTGGCAGTTTTTTATCTGCTTGATAGCGCGCACTTAATTCTACAGCTTCTGTAATTGCTGCATCAGTAATTTTAACATTATGAAATGTTTCATAGCTGCTTTTAATGCCAAGAAGAATAGTCTTGGTATCGGCAACACTAGGTTCATCGACACTCACACGATTAAAACGACGCATAAGCGCACGGTCTTTTTCAAAATGTTGTGTATATTCTTCCCATGTAGTAGAAGCAATAACTTTAAAATCACCACGAGCAAGTGCTGGTTTTAACATGTTGGAAAAATCTACACTGCTATTACTGCCGCTGCCAGCGCCTCGCATCTGATGTGCTTCGTCAATAAACAAAATAATGTTGCCAAGTTCAGTAGC